TTTTTTGTCTTTACAGGTTATCTGCCTCGGCTCTGCAAGCCTCCCGAAAGCCTCTCTCCCTTTTGAGCTGAGAAGGTAGGGGCAGAGGGCCTCATGCCTCTTAAATCTGAAAAAAAAAGTTGAGAGATTTGATTTGGCAGATGGTCAAGATTTTTTTCAGTGCATTCAATGTGGCTCAGGGGACGGTTCAACAGTTTAAGGAAATTAAGGAAATATTAACTACTGTTCGGGACCTGATAAAATCTGATCAGCTACCAGCTGGGAGGGGAAAGGACATATTTTTTGCATTATCTCTATTCAAGCATAAAGTTAATCTCAAACGGCAGACCCTGCTTCCTCTACTCCCCCCTGTTCTCCCCCAGTATCCTCAGCCAACTTATTTTTCATGCATGACTAACTCAAGATTGGCTGCATGCCCGGATTGTGTGGACTCTGGGAGTACTGCCAAGTTGTCTGGGAGTACTGCCAACAAGGAAGGGGCGGTCGGGAGTTCAGCCAGCTCTGAAGAGCTGGAAGACAGCCATTCGGATTTGCGTCAGCTCTTGGCAGTGTCCGAGGAACTCGTGACTCTAACTGAAGAAATAACAAATTCTTTAAAATAAGGTAACTTTTCTTATTTTATAGGTTATGGGAGCACTATTGGCTGTCTTAGCTGAAGTAATTGATCTCTCAGCAGTTACTGGAATCTCTGTAGAGGGTATTTTGGCAGGAGAAGCCTTCGCTACTGCGGAAGTCCTCGCTGCTCAAATTGAAAATATCACTTTGCTTGAAGGCCTCACTGCGGCCGAAGCAGTTGCTGAACTTGGATATACTGTGGATGTATTTAATGCCTTAGCTTCTGTTACAGAAAATTTTCCTGAAGTCTTTACTCTCCTTGCTGCTGGAGAAGTTGCTGCTAATTCTTCTTTAGTGCTAAGTGCTGCTGTAGCTGCTGCTACCTATCCTTATAGCTACACACACGAAGTTCCTATAGCTAACCTTAACAATATGGCTTTGCAAGTGTGGCAACCAGAAATAGATATATTGTTCCCTGGCATTAGTTCTCTAGCTCGCTTCCTAAACTACATTGATCCTACAAATTGGGCAGGGGATCTCTTCAGAGCTGTTGGGAGATACTTTTGGGAAACTGCTCAAAGGTCAGGTAGAAATCTACTAGAACAAGAAATAAGGGCAGTTGGTCAGAGAGCTGCAGGTGGATTTTCTGAAACATTAGCCAGGTATTTTGAAAATGCTAGGTGGGCAATCAGGCATTACCCTGCAGACCTATATGGAAGATTACAACAGTACTATACAGATTTGCCTCCCCTCAACCCTGCCCAGCTCAGAGAATTAAGTAGAAGAGTAGGGGGTCCAGATCAGCCCTATAAGTTGTATGACAGTCATGTTAAATCTGCTGAATTTGTGACAAAGTCACCCCCTCCAGGAGGGGCTCATCAAAGAACTACTCCTGACTGGCTCCTTCCTCTTATTCTAGGCCTCTATGGTGACATTTCTCCCAGTTGGGCAGATACCTTGGAAGAACTAGAAGAAGAGGAAGATGGCCCCAAAAAGAAAAAGCGTGCCTCGCAAAGGTCCAGCAGAAGTGCCAAGACTAATAATTAGTGGAGGCATTGAAGTACTCAGTGTTAAAACTGGGCCTGACAGCATAACAGAAATTGAGGCCTTCCTTAACCCTCGCATGGGAGAACCTGCTGACAGTGATTTTTATGGCTACAGTGAGAATATAACTGTGGCTACTGACTTTGGTTCTGATATGCCAGGGGAAAAAGAAATTCCTTGCTATAGTATGGCTCAAATTAAGCTGCCTATATTAAATGAAGACATGACTTGCTCAGAAATTCTAATGTGGGAGGCTGTAAGTGTGAAAACAGAAGTAGTGGGGGTTACTTCACTTGTAAATGTGCACTCAGCTATGCTAAGAGCTTACCCTAATGATGGTCCTGAAGGAGCAGGCACCCCCATAGGTGGACTTAGTCTTCACTTCTTTGCTGTGGGAGGGGAACCTCTTGATTTGCAGTACTGTACTACTAACTACAGAACTGATTACAAAAAGGAGAACAAGACTAATAAACCTCTGCAGGTGATTCAAAACCCTGGAAAGGCTGCTCAAGTGCTAGACCCGAAACTGAAAGGCATTCTAAATTTGGATGATGCATACCCAATTGAGACATGGGTTGCTGACCCTGCTAAAAATGAAAATACAAGGTACTTTGGCAGCTTTACTGGAGGGCTTTCAACACCTCCGGTGCTGCAATTTACTAATACTACTACAACTATTTTGCTGAATGAAAACGGGGTAGGCCCTTTGTGTAAAAGTGATACTCTGTTTCTGTCTGCTGCTGACATCACTGGTTTCTTTACTCAGAATAACCACAAAATGAAGTACAGAGGTCTAGGGAGATATTTCAATGTTACTCTCAGAAAAAGGCTTGTGAAAAACCCTTATCCAGTGAGTTTGTTGCTGAGTACCTTGTTTAACAGAATGGGCCCCCAGGTGCATGGCCAAACTATGCAGGGAGAGGATGCGCAAGTGGAAGAAGTCAGAGTTTTTGATGGGGTTGAAAAGCTTCCAGGGGACCCTGATATGATTAGATACAGGGACCAGCTTGGAAATGAAATCACCAGAATTCCAATGAATTAAGCAGACTTTTTTTTATTCTGTGAATTTGTATACAATAAATGCTTTTAGCTAGTAAAATCTTCTGTGTCCAAGTCTTCTGTTGCGGCCTGGGATGAATCCTCTTGTGACAGCAAATTTTTCCCATTCTTGCAGTTCTTTTTAAAGTCCAAAAACTTGGTGATGGGTACTTCTTCTTCCACTCTTTGTTTCCAATATTTCACTTCTTCTGTAATTTCCTTGCTAAAATCATCAATGTCACATTTAAACAGTAAGTATGCAAGCAAACAGACACCATTTTGTAATACTCTATACTTACTTAAAGCCTCAGTTCTTTTTAAGCTTAAAAACAAATTGCTGCTATACTGAAATCTCAGAGTTCTGCACAGCCGAGCTCTAAGGGTTAAAGGAAATGTATATTGGTTAGCAGTAATAATACCTGGAGGAAATATTTGAGACCTTTTGTTTAAGTGTTTTTTCTCAAGGTTTACTTTTACAGCTCCATCAAGGTAATCTCTCAGGTTATCTAAGTTGTTTATTCCTTGACCTGTTGGTAAATGTTTATGCTCTGTTTGCTGACCCTTAACATCTTCAAAAACCACCATGAACTGATCAATGCCAACACCTAATTCAAAATTCAATTTATCAAAAGGCATATTTACATTTAAAGACTTACCACCACATAGATCCAACAAACAGGCTGCAAGAGTAGTTTTGCCAGTATTTACTGAACCAGTAAAAAGCCAATATCTCTTTTTAGGAATATTGTCAACCATACAAGCAAGGAAATCCAGGATTATTTTTAAAAAATCTTCTTCTCCAAATAAACACTCAAACCAGGCAGCGCCCGCAAGATACAGTTCTAAAGTCACTGCTGACCTTGCCCCAAATAAACTCTCCATTCTAGAAAATAAATGCTTAAATCTTTTAGCCAAAAGCTGTTCTCTGGTTAACTGTGTGCTTTCAACTCTTTTTGCAGCAGTTACATTATCAACAGCTTGTTGACAAATAGTTTTTTGATTCCTGCAATCAACAAATAACAGAGCATTTTCCCTATGGCTAGAGTGATATTTAAAATGACAAGGTTGAACTTTTTCTCTGCATTTAACACAATCCTCTGTCTCCTCAATAAATTCTTTGTATAAACCCATAAGCAAAAAAATATCATCAATAGCATTTTCCATAGCATATTCTGTTATTAATTTCCAGCTTACATTTTTCTGGGCCTCCTCAGGAGTATCAAAGAAATCTCTGGTTAAGCCCCCTGGTAAAGTTTCTTGTACCTTTACATAAGGTTCAACACATAAATGTATATAGCATTCATAACATTTGATTATGCCTTTAACTAAACAGAAGCTTATACTGCATAACTGAGAGCAGAAATTTAAAATGGCTGAAACTCTGTGCCTTGAGGAGGTTATACAATAAACAAAGCCCACAGTAGGTTGCTTTAAATCAGTATGTCTACTGCAAAAAGTAGTTTTAAATTTTTCTATAATTTTTTTATAGATTAATACACTTTTTTCTTGAGTAGTATAGACAAGAAAAGCAGATAAAGTCTTATTACTTAAGATTGCTTGGCTGAGAAATCCAATTAAATCTTCAGGCATATCAGTAGGATTAGAAGTTTTCCTCTTTTTCTTAGGAGGGGTAGCTTGAGAGTCTCCCAGGTCATCTTTCTTACTTTCTTGTGAACACTGGGGAGTTGCATCCAAATTTTCTTCTTCATCTCTGTCAAATTGTTCATCACAAAACAGGTCATCATTAAAGTCTCTCCACCACTGCTCCCACTCAGGAGTACCATAAGGGGGAACCTATAAAATAATAAAGAGCTTACCTTAAATATTAAGGCATCCATAAGGAGTATTAGCAATAACATTTCTCCAAGACAGCCAATCCATCCAAGAATGCTCCAGGCCAAACCAAGTAATGTAACATTGAAAACAGAAGCAATGACCCCAGACATTGTGCTTTCTCTCCCTCTTTCTTTTCTCATGGTTTGCTTTTAGCATGCAAAAAAGACAAGCACAGGAAGACTCTCCTCTATTACAAGACACCCAATCTTTGAGATATAAGAAGAATTGCCCTTGTTCATATACCTGTTCAGTGGTTGTAGCATCCGAATCAGGCTGCAGGGGGGAAATTTTTTCCTCCAGCTTCTTATAGAGGCTAATTAACTCTTTAGCCTGCTCAGGATTGCCCCCTTTATCAGGATGCATTTTTTTAATTTGCTTATGAAATTGGGATCTCATTGCATTAAAATTGCCAAACTCATCCATAGGAAGCTCAAGAAGCTGCATAAGCCTAATAGATTCTTCTCTTGTTAAAAGATGATCCAT